ACCGAGACAATTATCTGTAAAAACGGACGAAACGTGAGTTTTGAGGGTCGTTCTACTGCTGAGTTAGGGAAAGAACTAGGATTCAAGTCTGGAAGAGAGTTAGAGCGTTGGTTAGAGAAGAATGGACGCTCTCATTTAGTGTGTCAGGGGTTGCGAGTTAATCAAGCATCCTATGTCCCCACCGAAAACCTCAAGGAAGTTAAGCAGCTTTTTTCTAAGGCTAGAAACCGTCAGCTATTAATCGGAGAATAAAGTTAAAAGTGCCAGTCTGTGAACTGGCACTTTTAATGTTAGCTATCCCAATAACATCCTTGAGTATCAGTCATCGGGTAAACTTCTAATCAATTCCCGGACTACCTCGGTTATTGACCGCTTCCGGGCTTTACAGTATTTTTTTAGCTTTTTCTCTTCTGATTCTGATGTACGGACGTTAAGAGGATAATAATTTTTATCTTTATTTTCATTTGACATTTCTAGTAGGCTTATGGTAGATTTAAGTTAGTCAAATATAGTTTAGCATCTTTTTTACTACAAGTTATGTCTAATTCTCCAAAAGTGCAACAAAATTTTAATGCTCCTGTTTATGGAGTAACTGGTTCTCCAGAAGTGCAACAAAATTTTAATGCTCCTGTTTATGGAGTAACTGGAAAAATTGCCAAAGATCAAACAGAATTAAAATTTGATTATATTGTTAAATTTACCGCTTGGAATAGCTTAGATAGTCGCAATATATCGCAAGAAAGATTACTTACAAAAGAAATTTTGATCGCAATTACTTCTGAATTAGCTAAAAAGTCTGGTAAATTTGACGACACTAACTATTGTTCTGTTTTAGTTGCCCCAGAGATTTTTGAAAAATTTATCATCACTGAAACAGGATTAAATTACACGGTTCAGACTGTTGATGTACTAAGACTATTAGAACACTGGGAAGCTTTAGGGTTTCCCCTTCATATTGATACTACTGCCTTTAACTTTTATAAGGGTTGGGCTATAGGTTCTGATGTGGGAACTGGTATCCCAAAAAATCTTTAGACTTCTTACTTGACATTTCTATAAAGCTTATGGTATATTTAAATAAGAATGAAAGAAGGTCGATTCATGAAAGCCATGCTAGTCAAAAAAACTATTGCGGACATAAAACTTAACCTTAATGCCACTCAGCGAACCTATATTGATCGCTGGATGGACGAGCTTAAAGCTGTCTGGAATTTTGGGCTAGAGCTACTGATGGAATATCAGCTTAATAAGTATTACGACGAGCTTGAGCAAATAACAGGAAAACCAGTTAAACGGGTTAAACGTCGTTTAGCTAAAAAACCTCAATTTATTGACTCCCTGAAAAACGAAAAAGGTAAATCCCTTCCTAATCCCCTTTACACCCCCAAATATTTAACTGGCAAGCAAAAAGTTAAAATACAGATAGCTAGAGAAAAAAGACAAAAAACAGGTCACTCTTATCCTGTTCATGTCCCTATTCAACGGCGGTTAAAATCTGATAATTATTTTGGGTTATGTGGCTGTATTACAAAAGAAAAATGTCCAGAACTATGCAAGGACATCCCTATGGCTTTTGTCCAAGGGGTTTTAAAAAAGCTTGCTGATTCTTGGAAAGCTTACACCAAACTCGATAAAAAGAATTTAGACAGAAAACTTCCTAGATTTAAAAGAAAAGAAGATAAAATTAAATCTCTTTATTCTGAGATCAGCAATTGCGCTGTTAGAAAAGGGGATAAAATATCTATAGGTAGCTGTGGTAAAACATTAGGCGATTTAAAGATTATCAACAATACTTTAGACATTCGGTGGGGTGACAGAAAAGCCTCTACCGTATCAATTATCAAATACCCATCGGGATATTATCTAAGTCTATTTGGTGAATTTGAAGTAGATGATCTACCTGATTCCGATAAAGCAATCGGTATTGACGTAGGACTAGAATATATAATTAGTACCAGCGACGGCCAACAAATTGACCCGCCCAAATACTATAGAAAACAGCAAAAAAGACTAGCAAGACTGCAAAGAAAAACCGCTAGACAGTATAAAGCAGGGGAAAATAAAGACGGCAAAAATCTCGCTAAAACTCGTGCTAAAGTTGCTAAAACTCACGAAAAAATAGCAAGACAACGCAAAGGATTTAATCATGCCCTAAGTACCGATATTGTCAAAAATCATGGCGCTGTAGCCGTAGAAGACCTCAACTTAAAGAATTTAATGCGACGACCTAAACCGAAAAAAAGAGAAGACGGTAAAGGCTACGAACGCAATAACGCGAAAGCCAAAGGGGGATTAAATAAATCCTTTGCTGATGCTAGTTTAGGACAATTAACCGGTTTTCTTGAAACGAAAATGAAAACTCCCAACCGAGAGTTTATCAAAGTTCAACCAGCTTACACCAGTCAGGATTGTCCTCGCTGTGGCAATCGTGTTAAAAAAAGTTTATCAACCCGCACCCATAAATGTTTAGAGTGTGGATGTACTTTACCCAGAGATGTGGCCGCCGCAATCAACATCTTAGGGAAAGCAGCCTTCGTAAGAAGCTACCCGGCTTGTACTGGGGAAGTTAAGCCTCTGAAGGATTTCGATAAGAAATCAGCGCAGGAGGAATTACTTGACAAGTCCAGCCGATTGTTACTCGGCGAAGAAACCCTCGAAACCTTACTGGTTTTGACCTCCGAGCCAGTGACACCCAAGAAAAAAACAAGGAAAAGGTCGATCCACTCGCAACCCGCGCAAACAGTCAACGCAGGCTATACGCAGCTAACACTCTGGGAGACTGGGTAACAATCGGCTTGACTTGTTAAGTAGATTGCAAGTTAAAGAGAAGCTTTTAGAGCTAATCCCTACTAATAGTAACAATCGGCTTGACTTGTTAAGTAGATTGCAAGGTGAATCTTCCCCCGTGAGGATATCGACCCCCCCGGTAACAATCGGCTTGACTTGTTAAGTAGATTGCAAGCGTAGGGGTTACGGGTTAGTAACAATCGGCTTGACTTGTTAAGTAGATTGCAAGAGTAGTACAACGTTGTCAAACATCTTGCGAAAACAGTAAGTAACAATCGGCTTGACTTGTTAAGTAGATTGCAAGTATGAACCAAGTGACACAGAACCCACTAAAAAAGAACTTAAGGATAAATTAGTAAAAATTTTAATGAAAATCAAAACACTGACAGCAGAAAAGATAAATTTAATTTATTTTCTTATCAAAACTATAGACAAATAACTTTAATTGTAGTAAAGTAACATAGAACACCTAAAAAAATTAAACTAAAATGAAGTCTAAAAAACAGAAAAAACCTTATTTATTAGTGGCTGTAAATTTAATTATTTTTACCTGTGTATTTACTGTCATAAGACTTAACAACTTACAGCTAACATGGTCAGAGTTGTTTTTCAGGTTTTGGTATATTTGGCTTTGGGTTGCAGTTTGTTTAGGATTAACTTTTGAAAAGTTAAATGTAAAATAAGTGGTAGGATTTAAATAAAGTCAAGACTATTAAGACACGAAAAAGACTAAACAAATAAACTATTACCTTTTGATTGCTGTCATGACTATCAAAAGCTATTTACCTATTATTTGGACTATCCTTAGAGAAGATGTTCCTTTTGGATGGTATAATTTTTTTGAGAATTTTCGTCTTTGGCGAAAATTAATAGCTGAAAAAAATATACAATTGATAAATTTTTGGAAAGATTCCTTTTGGTGTAATCTTAATTTTTACAGAGAATAAATCTAATATAGTTAATCTGTAGATTTAATTCCACGCTAGTGCAAATCCAGCCCAACCCACTTAAAATCAAACATATTGACAAAATCAAAGACTTGACCTATGATAAAAAGTTACAGCGATTACAGTCACACTATGTTTGATACAAATAAATACTTAGAATTATTAAAACAATACCCTCCTCGTCCTATTTACGACAAGGAAGAGCTAGAAAACACGGAAAGAGTTATCAGTTCTTTTTTAGATAAAATCATATTAGATAAAATTCAATTGACAATAGAAGAAAGGGAGTATTTAAGTGTTTTAGGAACTTTGATTTATGAGTATGAGGAAAATCAAGAGCCAATACCTGATATTTATGGACTTGAATTGTTGAAATTCATATTAGAGGAAAGAAACCTACAAAAGCAAGATTTGCTATCTATTTTTGAAAGCAAGTCAATCTTGGATGATATTTTTGATGGACTACAAGAGTTAACTCCTATCTACATTCAAAAATTAGCCAATTTTTTAAATATATCTCCTGCTTTATTTTCCCCAAAACAAATCAAGGGTTGATGGCCGAGCGGTTGAGGCAACGAACTCATAATTCGTCTTAGGCAGGTTCAACCCCTGCTCAACCTATTAGAATAGAGAAAATACTATTTAAAAAGCCGTGGCTAATTTTCTCATTCCCGTAGCGATAGGAATCGGAGCTAACCTATTATTATCTCTATTTGCTCCTAAACCTCCTACCCAACAAAAAGGAAAAATTGAGGATACTGGTGTTCCCGATGCTGAATACGGCAGAAGCCTATCCTATCCTTTTGGAAAGGTGAGGAAAGAAGGGCTAACTATGATGTGGGGGGTTCCCCTTAAGGAAGTCGTCACGTCCGAAAGGCAGGGGGGAAAAGGTGGCGGTGGTGGGCAAACTACCGAAGTTTACACTTATTTTCTGACAGCCGCTTATCCAATTGCTAGAAAAATTGGCTCTGTTAGGCGAGTTTGGATGAACAGCGTCCTCGTTTACAATTCTGAAACCAATGACGAAAAAAGCCTAAAGTTTATTGAGCATACAACTATTTATACTGGCAATCAAACTACACCATCGTCAGTAATTCAATCAAAAGAATCCAACCCAGTACCTGCTTTTACTGGAATGTCTTTTTTGCTTTTTAATAATTATCCGATTGCCAATTATGACGGCACTGGATTTCCTACTATTGATGTTGAAGTGATTGGAGAAAGTGGAGACAATCCAAAAATAAAAGATATTTTGAAAACTATTTGTAAATTAGCTAGTAGAACAGACGATCAAATTGACGTGACTGACATTCCTAGTGATTACCGAATTCAAGGATTTGATTTATTGTTTGATGGAACATCTTTTGCTGATCAGTTGGAAGAACTTATGAGAGCTTTTTTTATTGTCGCAAGGGAGCCAAAAGATAAAATAATTTTTAAAAGACAAGAACAATCATCTGATCCTATTTTTATCCCTAAAAGCTCTTTTGGGTCTAAAAAATTTGGAGAAAATCCTATTGACCTTAATGAGAAAAAATTGACTCATTTTAGAGAAACTCCTAGTGCCGTTACAGTATCTGGACTAAATGTTTTAAAAAATTATGAAACTATTACCGTAGTAGCTAAAGACCCATCAGATATTCACACAAACGAGCTTAGTTTTCAAACTAAGCTAATAGATATAGATGCGTTTTTTATGAATACCGCCTCAAAAATTCTTTTTTTAGGGAAAACGCAATCAAAAACTTTTTCAAAAATGTTTTTATTGCCAGCATGGGAAAATCTGAAAGTTGGGGATGTAATTTTTACCAATGATAATAACAATTATCATCAGGAATTGATGCAAATCACCAAAAAAGTAAGAGGCGTAAATTATTTAATTGAAATTGAAGCTACTCGATTTCAAGGAGTAGGATATTTACCAGATATTCCTATAGATAACGAATTTCCGCCAGACAATAACATTCCTCGTCCCTACGGACGCGCTAACGCTATTCCTATTGAAGTCCCAATAGTTAATAGCCGAGATACAGACATAGGAATTTATGTGGCAATTGAAGGTAACTCTAGTTTTAGGAAAGGAGCATTATTTTATTCTGATGACAACGGATTAAGCTATGATTTTGCTGTTGGCAATGTTGTCAACAGCGTAACTGGTACTGTATTGAGCTTTTCCCCAAATTTTAACAACGCTTCTCCTAGTTTTATTGACGATTCAAATTGGATACGAATAAGTATGAATTCAGGGCAATTAGAGCCAGTTACCCTTGAAACATTTCTATCAGGCAAACAATTAGGTTGGTTTTCTACTGGAGAAATTATAGCTTTTAAAAATGCTGCTATTGTGTCCAGCAATCCTTTAACCTTTGATATTTCATATACAATTCGTGGAGTCAAGGGAACTGAACCAGCCATTTCTAAGCATATAATAGGGGAAAAATTTGTGCTACTAACTAATTATTTAGTTCGACTCCCTTTAAATCTTTCTGATATTAATCGAGAATATTTATTAAAAGTAGTTCCTAATGGATTACTTGAAACTGATATAGAGGAAGAAGTCTCTCACGCAATTACTTTAGAAGGATTAAAGCCTTTCCCTTGTGCTGTAAGAGGGGAAAAAGATAACAACGATTTAATTATTACTTGGTATCGACGGACGCGGTTAAATGGTCGTTGGATCGACTATATCGATATTGCTTACGCAGCAGGAGAATTGGACAGCTATGTAGTCAGAATTTACGACGGGGCGACGGTAAAACGAGAATGGTCAGTATCGTCGGCCCGAAGCGTCGTTTACACAGAATCGCAACAGATAGCCGACTGGGGGTCAGTCCAAACAGCTTACACAATACGGGTCTTTCAAAATTCAAGTTATCCAGTGCCTTTTAAAGAATCACTAGCAACGATCCTCTAAGCAGATAGCAGTATTTAATTTAAATATGCTAAGTATATCTACTGTTCTTTTGTAATTTCATTGTCAATAAGGTTGTTAACAATCGAAACCTTTACCCTGACTGGGTTTCAAGGTTTGTTGATACCGTTGATACTGTATAGAGGAAAAAAAAGAAAAGAAGATATAATAAATTGAAATCGGATATTTAAGAGGTAGAACGATGCTTAGAAGAGTACAACAATTTTTAGACTCTGGCGATAGTGATAAAGCTAGAGAAGAAATTGATAGAGCTTTCGGCAATCTGAAAAAGGTGGATAGTCAAGTTAGAGAGTTTGCCGCTCTGTTGGCACTGGGATCGATCGAAGCTTCAGAAATCGGCTTAGGGGTATTGGGACGTAAGCTTCTACAGAATGACAGCGAGATTAACAATGAGGTTGTTTGGTTATTTATTGCGTCAATTTTATCTCGCAATAGTATTCCCCCTGATAGTCCATCTAGAATCAGCCTACTTGTTCTTACCGCTTCTGTCAATAGTTGGGAATTACCAATTTTTGCGCTTCTTGCCCCTGCCCTCGACGCTTTTTTTAAAGTTAGTCTTGCGGACGGAACCCCTTTAATTGCCGAACAAACTTTTGATTTTTTGGCCACTTGGGGAAGAATTTATGCGAAAGCACCTCATGTCAAAACGCAGCTTCAAGAACTTCAATCTCTTAGTAATAATCTATTAGAGCAAGTAGATGACTCAGAGTTAAAAGCTGAATGGTCAGAGGGAATTAATATATTTTTTGAAGAAGCCAGTACAACCAAATATTCAGATAGTAATGTTTTTTCTGCTGGTGAAGAATTAATTAAAAAAATTTATAATACTCAAAGTTTACAGCGCAATACAGAAGATAAGAATTTGGCAGAGACAAAAGACAAGTTACTCCAATTAGTCACTACAGAAAACAATATGATTAAAATTAATGAATATACCAAAATCGTCATTAACTCCCTCTCTAAAAAACTAGATGATAACCACCCCAGAATTTGCGCTAAAGCGGCTGAATCTTTGGCTAAGATTGGCACAGAAACAGCGATTCCTGGGTTACTCAAGGCTTTATCCGATGCGGAAGATAGCGTTCGTTTCAGTGCCACCGATGCAATCGGTAAAATTGGTTCTCGTTATGCCTTAACCTAAAATGGCAATCAGTCCTGACAATTTACTGTGTGATTGGCTCAATGCCGACAGCAGAAATTGATCAAGCATTAAAACACACTCTAGGCTTGTAGCGATCGCTATTTCCCCTTATCCTAAATTTTCGATAAACGAACTAGACAGTAAGAGTGTAAAAAAAAATAATATTGGGGGATAGTGATAACAGTATTAACAAAGCCTGAAACCTATATATATCAATAGTTTCATTGTAGATACCCTTATCTACAATCTATTTACAATAATAACTTAGTTCTTTTGTACTACTATCTTTTTGTAATTTTTTTGTAAGGTTTTTTCTTAAAAATGCTTGACAATTCTAGCAATTTACTATAAGATTGTATTAATCGAGTTTCAGAGGAAAAATGCTTATTACCCATATCTCGGTGGATTACACTCAGAGAGTCAACCTTAATAATTTTGAGTTTGTGAATGTGAGTATAAATATTCATGGAAAACCAGAAGACGGCGAAGATCCTGACGCTTGCTATGAATTTCTTTTAAATCAAGCACAGCAAGTGGTTATGTCGAAACTTCTGGAAGTAACAGAGGCTCATGATGTCACTTGCCCAAGTGTGGTCAAGTATTTTGCTGGTAAAGAAATAGATGAGTTTCCTTCCTCTTATAGATTTAGCGACCCTAGCAACCTTCCTTTTTAGGAGTAAAAACAATGCCCATAATATCTTTGACAACAAGACAAGCCCGGTTCCCTTTTTTAGGGAAAATTCGCAAAGGGGGAGAAAAGAAAGAAAACCCTAAAAAACCCGGAACGTTAATAAGCGGAGATGATTTAGAATATTTTCGCATTGATTCTGATATTCAAGGAATCAACGAAAAATTTACCAGTATTTACGGGAAAGAACCAAAGCAATTAGATTGCTTGTTACCTTTTCCTTATACAGATCAAGTATTTCCTTGCTGGATGGAGGATTGGGGAGCTACGGGATTAGTTTCTCGTTGTGACGAAGAAAAGCAACACATCTACCAACAAGCTGGCAAAATGATTGCCACTAATCCTATCCCGTGCAAACGTCAACAAAACCCTGACGGAAGCTATTCAGGGTGTAAATGCAAGCAAGTCGGTCGATTACAGGTTGTCTTGCCTAAATTAGGTGAACTAGGATACTTTGAAGTCGAAACCCATTCAAAGTGGGATATTATCGGACTAACAGAGCAACTACTAGCTATTGAAACATCGGCTGGTAGTTTGATTGGTATCCCTTTTCTATTAGAACGCGGGTCAAGAGAGCTATCTTATCCCTTACCAGACGGAAAAAGGGGACGAAAGACTTTTAGTCTTTTATCGATCCGTGTTCACCCTAATAGTGCTTCTCAAGTATTGCAAATAATCGAAACAAAAGCTTTTCAGCAATTTACGGGAAATGTAGAACCTATCAAAACTCTATCTCCTGCGTCAACGGGAAACGTAAAAATGCTCAACCCTGATCGCAAACAAGCTGGTATTACTTGGGCTGTAAATCAAGGATTACCTCAATCAGAAGCAGAGCAAATAGCCAATAAGGCTAGTTCCGAAAAAGAATTAGCCGACCTCCTGAAAAAAGCTATAGACGCAAGGCAAAAGCCAGTAATAGAAGTTTACAGTGAAATTATTGATCCTAGTGAACTTCTCAGTGAAGAGTTTTAATAGTTAGTTGTCAGTTGTCAGTTGTCAGTTATCAGCAACTTATTAGGAGTAAATCAACGTCTGTGTTCCCAGTTTTCAAAATAATCAAAATGCTCCGATCTCCAGAAGATGACATGACGGATTTTATCTTTTTAGGACAACAATATCGGTTAATAGCAAGGCCAATAAAATACTGGAAGTATTTTCCGTTTTCTCCGAGGTTTCCTGGTAAGCGGTTTTTTTATCAGTGTCCGTGGCTAACTATTTTTTCTTTTCCCAGCGCCGATCCTAGCGTTTTGTTAGACGATAAAAGTAATTCACTTAAAAACCATTAGGAGTAAACCAATGACACATCAAGAAGAATGAATAAAAGATTGGAGTTTAGAACGACAAATTAAAGCTTTATCTATCGTGGCTCCTAATTTACATCTTTTTATGAAATATAACCCAGAACAGTTAATGGCATTAAGCCACAGTAACCGAGATGCTTTTGACCTTTTTGCGTCAATAATGATGGATACATCTAAGCGGATGAAACAATAAAAAAAGGACAGTTCATAAATACTAATAGTTTAATTTTGGCTATCAGCTATCAGTAAAAACTAGCACAATTGGGGAGTAAAACAGTGAACATCAACCCGCATTTCATAAAGCGGCTGTATAAGCTTATGATTAGAAGTAAATATCTCGAATTATCTCTTGACTCAAAAAATTGGATTGATGATTTATTAAAAAAATCTCAAACTAGCCAAGTAACTAACGAGATATTAATCTGGTGGTGGGAAGGGGATATACAAAAAGGATACATCTATCCGTACTTATCCGATGATAAATGGAATCTTTCTTTTATTAATCGGTTTAAATTTTGGGTTATAACTAT